TCTTCAATGGCAACCGCAACCAGTTCCGTAAGCGCATTGACATCACGATCAGTGCGTTCGCTGAGTTTGCTAAGGATAAGCCTGACGCCATGCTGTACCTGCATATGGGTACCAAGGACCAGGGATGGGATGTGATGAACATCTTTGGCCGTGAGATGTCTCGCCGTGGCCTGGATGGGAACGGACGCATCATCATGACAGCCAACTCCTCTGGTCCGCCGTCTGTGCCCGTGAGCATGCTGGAGACCATCTACCAGGCTGTTGATGTGGGCGTTAACACCTGTAAGGGTGAGGGCTGGGGTCTCGTCAACTTCGAGCACGCTGCCTGCCGCGTTGCCCAGGTGGTGCCTGATCACACCTCCTGCAAGGAGATCTTCGAGGGCTACGGCAAACTGATCCGCTGCGACCACATCGATGTGGACACCAACTTTGGTCGTGAGATGCCCTGCCCCTCCGATACCCACCTTGCAGAGATCCTGACCGAACTCTATGAAGACCGCGACAAGCTCAATGCCGTGGCTGAGCTGTGCTACATACGCGCTACGGACGAGCAGTTCAACTGGGATACGGTTGCTGCTCAGTTCGATGGGGTGTTCCACGAGGTGCTCAACTCTGGGATCGAGCAGCCTGCTGTGAGCATGGGTAAGAAAAAAAAGAAGACGAAGAAGGCGGACAAGGAACTAGCTGCGGTGTAAGCTCTGACCGGACGATCTATGGGTGAATGAGCCTCCTGCCAACGCGGGGGGCTTTTTTGTGGACTATCTGTCTCATGTTGAGACTCAGTCGTCGGTGTGGAGAATGCAGACTTTGGGGGTGTTTCAATCCTTACGTAAGCTAGACGACAATAAGACGATATACGTCGTCTACCTTATATAAAGATAAAAGTAGGGTCAAACTCTGCATCTCTGCACACCACGACAATCAGGCGTATACTGTCCTTACTCGAACCCTGGTCATGGCAAACCTCCTTTCCAACCTGCCCTCCTTCCGGCATGTGCCAGGTATTGAGCAGCTGGAGGAGGACCGACTCAACGAGCTGGGCTACTACACCGGCTTCCCTTGCCCTCACAACCATCTCATCCGAGACTCAACCAACCATTGGTGTTATGAGTGCGTCAACAAGATCTTGAGTAACGTCTGTGGTTTCGACCTCAACTATCTCAACGCTGAGTACCGCATCAAGTACGGCAAGCTCTGGAAGTCTGTGCAGATCGGCTTCCCTGATGAGTGTTGGGAGATCAGATCCCCTGGTGGTACCACGCCTAAGAGGGTGTGTATGCCGTCCTACCGATCCGAATACAACAAGCAGAAGTCTGATAACGTCAACATCCACAAGGCCATCTACCAGTGCGCCTGGGGGGATGTGGGGGATCTAAAAGTGACACGCCTATGTGCCAACCCCAAGTGTGCCAATCCACTCCACCTGGTCTCCAGCTTCAATCGCAACTTCCCTCCGAAGACCATCTCACCACTGGAGGTGGAGTTCAAAGCAGAGAAGCTGATGCTGTATCACCGTCGCCAGCAGCAAGGCTTGGGTATGCAACCACTTAATAGAAAGGAGCAAAAGAACGCTATTACCAATCCCGAATATGTAAAAGATCGCCCAGAGTACAATGAATAAATAGGGCTGTGTCGTTGTAGTGGCTAGGGTTTCAAATCAATCTAGTCAGCGTCAAAGGACGAGATCCAATCCTTTGAACCTGGGAACATTTGATGATCTTGCTCTGCGCTTTCTGACGGGCAAGCTTGGACCCGAATACAAAGTCACGGCAGATGGTTACGGCGGCGGTACGTTTAACCATTGGTTCCAGATCAATCTGCTTAAGCCCGCCTGGGTGATTGCAACCAAGGCTGGTTCGGCAAGACCTCAGTATCTCAATGTTTCATTTTACGACTTAAATGAGACACCTATAGACGGACGTAATCCGTTCGATACTGATTCCATCATTGAAGGCAGGAGTCTGACGACGGAACAGATCTACTATCCGTATCTGGATACCTTTATGGGTGCTCAGTCTGATCTGTACAACACCTTCGAGCGTCTCCGTTTAGACCGTGGTGATGATCGTTACTTTCCGCTCCAAGCTGGTAGCTATCTCCTCTGCATTTCTTCTACGCGTAACGAACCGCTTGATTACGCTCTGGGACTTGTCATCGAGTTCCCAGTAGAAGAGCTGCTGTTGGCACTGGAAGATTTTTCCTTGTATCTCCAGGAGAACACGATTGATCCGGTGACCACAATTACGGTTGAGTCTCCGGTCACTGTCGACACAATCATTTCTAATCTCGCTGGTAAACCAAACGGCTTTACTCAGACTCTTTGTGAAATCGATAGTGGCGTTACTGTAACAGTGCTTGACGGGTCTGAGTGGTTAATTGGTGATGTCACAGGTGGCGGCGGTACTGCTGCACAGGAAGATAACTTCTTTGTCTTGGAATTCGGAAACGACGAGTTCCTCAATACGATCCACGATCACACACTGTCAGAATGGAGAGATGCCTGGAACCGTCAACATCAACAGACGGATCGATTCCCAGACATCTTTGTACCGCTGACAAACAGGCCATGATTGGTTTTTACAACTGGCTCATCTGTAAATTGTTCAAACGGTGCCATATCTATAAAGAAACTCCGGCCGAACAATTCAACCGTTATTGTGAAGACAATCCAAGCGCTGTAGAGTGCCGTGTATATGACATCTGAGGATGGGGATCTTTACCCACTTAATCAAGAAGAAACCCAAAGTACGAATAAAAAGAAGAAAAACTGTTACCTTCCACCATCTGGAGGATGGTTCTCTGGTCAAAACCCGCCTGATCCCATGGCTCAAAGCGGGGAGTGGAGTCGTTTGGCTCGGATCTGTAGCGAATGCAAGGAGTGTGAGGCAGATCAACGATTGGTTGATGCGTCGAAAGAACCGTCGTACCCGCCGGCTGGATGGCAATTTGACCGGTAAGTCGGGCAATAAGGTCCAGGCTATTGCAATCCGTTCTCTCAGGGAGTGGATCGATTACGTCCCACCGGGTGACTCGGTTGTTTTCCGGTGTGAATCAGCTATGCCCGCCAAGCAATTTCGCGTTTGGAAAAAGTGGATCCTGCGCCATGACTGGGATCTTAATCCTGAGATTGACGAAGAGCTTAAGTCTTTCTTTTTCTATAAACCAAGGGACATAGAATAAAAGAAACAGGAGATATCCTATGGACTTTAACAAGTACATCGAGCTGGCACTGGCTATCCATGCCGTTGCTTCTATCATCGTGGCAATGACGCCAACCCCTGCCGATGACAAGATTATCGGTAAGCTCTATAAACTGATCGAGACACTGGCCCTGGTGGTTGGCAAGGCTAAACAACGCTGATCAATCAGGCAGAGCCTGAAACCAGAAGACAACACCACCTTGTTCTTCTACCCAATCACGAGTTGCAAGTGCGTCATTCTTACTTAGAGTGACGCATTTTTTTTGATCTCCAACTTCCCAGCACATATTGACGCGTATGTGCGGATTTTTTTTGCATTTCATTTTGAGACCAGGATCGCCCAGCCTGTGTTGTTCCCATCGCACTCCCAACGCCGTAACCAGTTCTTGCGACTGTACTTTACTGCAGTACCACGCTTGCGATCATTGCTGACGTAACCGCCATTAACGAGGTCTGCTTCTCCGTTGGGATCGTGGAATATAAAGGAATCTTTGTCGTACCCAATGCAGCAGGTCCAGTGCCCACCACCAGTCGGGTAACTAACGTTGCCTTTGTGTAACCAACCTACTGCAACAGGCCTGCCTTCGTTGATCTCTTTCTCTAACAGAGCAGCGTTGCCGTTGGTAATAAAAGTTGCCTTAAGTCCCAGAGATTTGAGCGCAGCTAGTTGTGCGTTCTTATCTGTTGTATCTCCATACTTACTGCGGATTTTATTGTATTCATCATCGCTTTTAACCTTGCCGTAATACCGGGCAATCATGGCGCAAGTTGATGAGAAACATTCGCGATATCCAGTTCCTGACTGGTTGTCCAGCTGGTACTCGTAAGGCACTAACAGTGTCCGTTCAGCAGTGGTTGAGCCACCACTAAACTGCAGCTTTTGATCCATAATCTGCTGCAATTTTGTACTATATGCGGGATCTGTAGCGTACCCTTCTTTAACTAAAAGCTCTGCACATTCATTGCGAGAGGAAGCTCGATTAACTCCTTTAAAACGACCAAAATCTTTGTACCAGCGTTCCACAAGGTAGAACACACAGGTCTCAAGGTCGGGAAAATCAATGAAGCTGGCAGTGATCGTGATCCAGGTGTTGTTGATGAACTCTTGGGTACTGACAGAACTACCAGATCCTTTCAATCCGAATGCGTTCCACTTACCTGAGAAATGCTTACCCCATCCCGACTCAAGTGCCCATTGTGCACAAACGCATTCAGGAAATTTTGCACCGGCTTTTTTGGCGGCTGCATACACTCCTTCCCAAGTATTTGAGGTAGTTTCTTTTTGCTCTTCTCGATAACGCTTGGCAAACTCATCGAGGTTTGCCTGGGAGATCGTGCCTTGCAACCACTCCCAAGCTTTGAGTTGATGAGGCAGTTCTTTGTAGAACTTAGCTGCGTCCGCTAGTTTTATAGACATATCCTTAAAGCTGTTACTACAACTTTAAGTCACCTCTTTTTAACGCGCAGCATCGAAAGCACAGTGAGCCCTTTGCCCATCTTGCAGCACGTAATGGAAAAAGATCTGGTGGTAGTAAAGCTCTTCTCCTTTACCAAACAGCTTTTTGTTGCGGTTTGCACCAGGCATTGCTTCTCGCCAGTGAGGACGTTCACAACCTTTGTAAACCATACCGTCCCCTGGCTCAAGAACTACCTTGCGATCTTCCCCAGGTACAAGAACGTTTTCTTTTTTCTTGTCACTGTAAACGTCTGGAGTTTTAATCCAGATTGGCCATTCTTCGTCCCCACCAGATAGGTTGGTGCTGATGTGAACAGTTACTGAAATCTCACATGCATCACGATCTGCATGCATCTTTAACTCTTGACCAGGAAAATAAAATCGATCGTAATAGTACGTGTTGTACAACGGACGACCAAGTTTTTCTTCTAATTTCAAGCGGATTTGGCTGTGAATCTCACGGTATTGCGGGTGCCAATACCTAGCGAGCGATCCTTCTACCTGTGCTTCCACAGGATTGTGATTAAACTGGTCTGTTGTTTTTCCCCAGTAGTTGATCTGTCCTCGTTCTTTGGGGACAGGATGATACAACTCTTTTGGGTTCCATAAATCTTTGATGACTAAGTAACCGTCTCGATCAAACGCTTCATTCCTAGTCCACGAAGTACCAGTGTTGAAACGTTCTTGTGCAGCAAGTTGATGAATATCCATGGTTTACTTCACTTCCAACGGGGGCCAACGGTCCAGCCTACAAGGGATTTACGAATCCCTTTACGTACTTTTAAAACCCGGTGTTGAGTGCGGGAATCAAAAAGGATAATGGTTCCGCGCTTGCGAGGAGTAATGTAAGATTTACCTGCTTCATCCAGGAGTTGAAGGTTTCCTCCTTCGTAATCATCTGGATCTGATAACTGAAGAACAAACGAAAGTTTACGAACCATCTCGACACGTTCGTTGAGATAATCCTGTGCTAAGCCGTCTGCACGGTTACCTACGGATACCGGCTTGTATTGTGTAGCTAAACCGGCATCATTGTGCCAGCCATAAAATTCTCCTTTTTCGTACTTGGTGTATTGCATGGATTCACCATCAATACAACGCAGGTTGTAAAGGAAGTTTTCCCGGTTAGCACGCTCAATATAGTGCCAAATAAACCCACCAACCCAATTTGTGGTTGGCACCCAAGCGTTTTTGGAGTTCCGTTTTTCTTTATTTAAGGCATCCCCATGAAGCTTAGAGTCCGCCATCTGATCGTCAAATTTTTCAGATAGGTCTCGCTCAATGATATTTACGACATCCTCTGGGATGTCCGTAAAATACCAAACACTTTGAAATGCCATCACCAAAAATCAATCTTGGCTCATCATACCTAATTTTGAGGGTCTGGGATGTGAAGTTCCCAATTTTGATTGGCTTCATCCCAAGTGTAGTAATAACCTGCCTCAATTTCAGCTGGTGTCAGCTCAGGCATTGGAATCGGGGCCTTCCAGCTTGCTGTAGTTGGATCTAAAATCCAAGAAGGATACGGTTTAGGAGGAATAAACGCATCAAGAGTTGCATCGTAACTAAACCCAATGCCTGCATAATGAAAACGAATGTTCCCGTTATAAGATGTTTGCTTCCAATTGGTATTTAAACCAAACAAACGGCGGCAAAATGCAATGCCTAGCTCTTCATTTTCAACACCATTAACGTCGTGCGTATCTTCGTTTGCAACAACGATAACGCGAGTAACGATATTGTTCGAATCTAGTTCGGCAAAATGAGCCATTTTAAATCTCCGAATTATTAAAAATCAAGAAGGATAGGCAATTATGATTATACCTGATCCCCCATTGTGATTACCGCTGGTAATAGTGCCTGGGATATTTACACCGCCGCCACCACCACCGGTTCCTTGTTTACCTGCTGTGTTATTTGGTGTTACGCCAGGGAAGGGGTATGTTGTTCCAGCGCCACCGCCGCCTGCACCGCCTGTTCCACCACTACCTGCTTGGTAAGTGCTTTGTCCGGCACCGCCACCACCACCAAACCAAAAACCTCCTGGTGTTGGCGCTGTACCGTTACCCCATGTACCAACGTCTCCAACAGTGCTTGCTGGATCTCTAAAAGAAGGTGGCGCCTGGATTCCATAACCTCCGGGTCCAGTCCCAGGGTCAACACTAGCTCCTGGAGTACCGGGGGCACCAGCACCGCCGCCACCGCCGCCGCCAAAAGCAGCTCCTATTCGACCATCACCGCCCGCATTTCCATATCCAGTGCCACCACCGGATGGTGATTGAGTTGCAGAGCCTCCCGGTGCGCCCGCTGGCGTACCTCCACCAGCACCGCCGCCGCCAGATCCACCAGGTGCCCCAGGTGTTCCTGACTGTCCGCGACCAGCGCCGCCGCCCACAGCAGTGATGTTGCTGGGGGATCCACCTGGATCTGTTAATACACTATTTCCACCATTAGTAGAACCGTCATAATCTGGTGTAAGGTTCGGTGATGCGCCACCCGCTCCAATACCAATGGGATAAGTAGTGTTAGCAGAGAAAGGACGTCCAGGATGGATGACTACTCCACCGGCACCGCCACCGCCTGCACCACCGTCACCACCGGTACTTTGTCCACCGCCACCGCCGCCAGCAACAACAATTACTTCCGCACTAGGAATTGCAGTTCCACCTACCGCAAATGCTCCAGAATTTGTAAATGTATGAATAGTTTTCCCGCTATAAAAACTAATAGCACCACCAGTAGCTTTTGCTGTATTTGCAGAAGGTGAGATAGCGTAACGAATTACAACAATACCGGAACCGCCGCTACCACCTTTTGAATCGCTATGTGTGCTTCCGCCGCCACCGCCGCCAGTGCTAAAACCAGCATTACCTCCGTCTGCGTTTGCGCCGGGATTGCCTGGTTGTCCTGTTGTACGACCACCAGTTCCAGCTGTGCCAACTGGATCTCCGGCGCCGCCACCGCCACCGCCAGACCCTCCATTTCCGGCTTGTAGACCTCCAGATGCTGCGCCACCGCCACCGCCGCCTGCATATATATAAGTAGTCCCTTCGATTCCAATGGGGGATCCGGCGTCACCGCTACCTGCTTCAGTGCCAGTAGCGTTTCCGCCGGCGCCGCCAGCGCCACCGCCACCGCCTGCAAAATAATTACTAGGAGGGTTTCTTAAGCCATAACCACCTGGATTACCTTGAGGAGGTGAAGTAGGAGGTGTGTTACCTGCTCCCCCTGGCTGTGTTGTTCCGCCAGCTGTATTTTCTTGTCCGCCGCCGCCGCCGGAACCACCTGCTAAACCATTTTCATTAAAAGCACCACTTCCACCGCCGCCATCTGAGCGAATAAACGATGGCGATGGATAAGAAGCGGGTGTAGGATAAAATTCAGAAACTGATCCCGGAAAACCGTTAAACGCAACATTAGGACCTGCAGAAACCAGTCCTTGTCCACCAACACCGCCCCCTCCTACGTTAACAGTGTAAGAACCTGTTGATACGGAATAACTAGATCCGGCAAGTGGATGGCCTGGCACATTGGTGCGAAAACCACCGCCGCCGCCACCGCCACTGCCACCAGCGCCTGCACCACCACCTCCTGCAACGACAAGATATTCAACAGTAGAACCAGCAGGAGCTGAAGTTACATTAAAAACAGATGTTGCCAAAAAAATATGCGCTCTATATCTGGTACCACCGCTTTCGTATTCATTAATGATTCCACCAGTTGCAGCAAACTCACCACCACCACCTGCTGGTGTGCTGGCTAGAAGCATTTGAAGAAGAGACATATCGATTAATCAGGTGATGTTTCCAGCAATGACAAAATCTGTGCCATTAGCACCTGATACACATAATACTGTGGCTAAACCACGCTGTGCAAGGGTTCTGTTACCAGTACCAGATGCACCTGCTTGGCGAAGTGTAACGTTGCTTCCTTGTGTAATCGTAAGATCACCAGTGGTGTTGTTATAAATACTGACTGCTTCACCAACGGTAAATACACCAGAAGGTACTGTCACACCGGCAGTAGTAAATACGTGTTTACCAGCGTCCCCAGCAACAAGAACATAGGAAGTTGTTTGTGAGTTTTGAGGAATATCTCGAACATCACCTTTGCTGTCATTGACAGTTTGACCAGTTACCGTGGTAAAACTACCGGTTGCACCGGTAACGGTGGTACCTGTGACAGTGGTAAATCCTGCGGTATTACCGGTAACGGTATCAAATTGACCAGCAGTTCCAGTAACAGTTTGGCCTGTAACCGTAGTAAACCCTGCGGTATTACCGGTAACGGTACCAAATTGACCAGCAGTTCCAGTAACAGTTTGGCCTGTAACTGTGGTAAATCCTGCTGTGTTACCAGTGACAGTTCCGAACTGACCAGCGGTACCTGTAACAGTTTGACCAGTAACTGTGGTAAATCCTGCTGCACCACCAGTGACATTAGTAAACTGAGCAGCAACACCAGTAACGGTTGCACCGCTCAACGTTGTAGTAAAGATGCCGGTAACGGCAGTAATTGTTGTAAAGTCGCCTGTATTGCCTGTAATTGTCGCACCGGAGATGGTTCCGGTAATTGTGATGTTCGGGAAATTACCTTCAACCAGGCCGCTGACAGTCGTGGATGCGTCAACTCCGGCTGACGTATAGGTAATATTATCAACCTTTAGAGTGCCGTAAGCCATTCCTTTTTCCTAGCGTTGCCTTACTTTCTATTTTAAGTTAATTCTACACAAGGATTGCCCAGCGAGAACCACTTGGAACGTCTACTGTAAACGTATCTTGAATCTCTACTGGCCCTTGACTTAATCCATTGTATCCAGAGGTGATCCCAAAGTTGACATCAATCACAATCTTGCTTTGCATGATGGTTGTGATGCCAGCACCACCCCCACCACTCTGGACAACCCAAGAAGTTGTTCCGTTTCCATTAGTAGAAAGAACAAATCCCGCAGTGCCAACTGTGGTTGGGAAGGAGAACAGACCCCTGGGGCGCACATCACCAGCACCAGTAACAAAGGTTGTGCCACCAGCAACAAACTCAGAACCAGATACGGTAACAAATACGCCAGTACTTGCCGTCAGGTTTCCAAATTGCCCTAAATCACCCGTTACCGTAGTGCCGGATAAATAGGTGAATAAACCAGTTGTTGTTACAAGGGTCTCAAAGCTACCGAGGATACCGCTGACGGAGGTGCCATACAGGTTTGAAGTACCTGTGATATTGACAGCTTGAATATTAGTAAATAGTGACGAACTACCAGTAACTGTCGTACCGGTAATCGTCGTAAATCCGGCGGTTCCACCCGTGACTGTGGTGAACTGCCCCAAGTTTCCAGTAATGGTTGCACCAGAAACACTTGTTGTGCCGACGATGGTTTGTCCAGTGACTGTGGTCGCTTGGACACTGGTGCCAGTAATGGTGGTGCCGCTGAGCGTTCCAGTGATTTGGACGCCAGAACTGAAATATCCAGAGCCCTCGACAATTAAGTCGCCAGAAACAAGGAGATTTCCAGTTACGGTATGAGAAGAAGCAACAAGAGTATCAAAGATACCGCTCGTAAACCGAGCAGTGCCACCAGTGACTGTTGTACCTGAAAGCTGAGTAGTGAAGACACCGCTAACAAAGTTTGCCGTGGTGCCAGTTACTGTAATTCCGGTGACGGTGGTAAAACCTGCCGTGTTACCAGTAAGTGTTCCAAAGGTACCGGCTAAACCAGAAACAGAAGCACCAGATACACTCGTGGTCCCGACAATATTTCCGCCTGTGATGACTGTAGATTCAACACTGTTGAACCTTGCAAACTGACCTGTAATGTTCAGGCCAGAAACCTGAGTGCTAAATACGCCGCTGACAAAGTTTGCGGTTGTACCAGTAACGGTGGTACCTGTCAGAGTGGTGAATCCACCGCCAGCGCCTGTAACGGTGATGCCGCTAACGGTTCCCGTTACGTTGATTCCAGAGGCAAAGAAGCCGGACCCCAGAACAAACAGGTCACTCTGTACAGTTGCATCACCAGTGACCGTAATATTTTCACGGACAATACCGGTAGTAAAGAATGCAGTAATTGCATTCAGGGTGGTGAAGTTACCAGTGGTTCCCGTGACAGTTGTACCGGTAACTGTCGTAAATCCTGCAGTGCCGCCAGTTAATGTCGTAAATCGACCAAGTCCACCTGTGACGGTTGCACCAGAGACTTGCGTTGTGCCAACAATATTGACACCAGTAACGTTCGTGAACTGACTGTTGGTACCCGTAACGGTAGTACCACTTAGGGTGCCACTAATATTGACGCCTGAGCTGAAGAAACCCGAACCAAGAATCCGAAGATTGCCGGTGACAGTCAGATTTCCTGTGATGGTATGGCTACCAGCATTCAAGACCTGGAAATTACCGGTCGTGAAGTTCGCCGTTGTACCTGTAACGGTTGTGCCAGAAAGAGTATTTGTATAGATACCGGTGATTCCGGTTACTGTTCCAAAAGCACCGAAGTCACCGCTCAGAGTGCCGGCATTGAGACGGTTGTTGACCGTACCACTGCGGATAATCAGGTTGCTAAAGGCACCGGTGATACCGGTAACGGTCAGACCAGAGACACGTTCTGTAAACGTGCCAGAGACACCGGTAATGTTGGTTGCAGAGAATCCACTGGTCGTGAAGTTAACTGCATTGATTGCAGTAGCGTTGACCGTCGTACCAGTGATTGTTACACCACTGAACGTACCGCTGACTGTTGCATTACCAGAGGTGTAGAGGGTGCCGAGGTCACCGGTCTGTACCACCCGAAGACCGGTTGTGGTGGTGTCTCCATATACAGTGAGGTTGTCCTCAATGAGAACCGAACCACTAATCGTTCCACCTGTTCTAGGCAGGTAGAAAATATTGAGATATGCCTTAGTTCCAGATACTGTTAGCTTCTTATTTTTAATCGACGGGTCTACTTCCCCTGTCCGAACAACCGTAAATAGGTCGGCGTCGGCAAGGTCGATACCTGCAATTTCTTGCAGCTCAGATATCCGTCTGTTAGCCACCTATTAGATCACATAAACCCCATAAAATGAATTATAGTCGCAGTGTGTTTAACCCTACTTGGCTTTGATTTCAATGCTAGGCAGGTGATTTGACACAAAATTCCAGCTCGCTTGAACGCCTGTTACAAGGCCACAAGAGAGCAGGATAAGCAGCCCAAGTTCTGCAACAGTCATGTTGCGGCGCAAGTAAATGATTTGAGGTTCAGACTGTGGAGCAGGAATCGCTTGACTGGGGGGAACCGTTGCTCGAGCAATGGGGCGATCCGCTTCTTCCTGTAGTTGGCCCTGCTTCTGAAGCATGGTCATACGAATTGCTTCCTCTCGAGCGCGTGCTTTCAGAGCCTCCAGAACTTCAGGGGTCAGTCCACCAGGAATTGTTTGCTCCTGCTGAGGAGGAGTACTGGACGGAACCTGATCTTCCATGGTAAAGCGAAACGTTTTCCCACAGACTAGCATCTAAACAAAGCGTTTGATTATGGCGAACGGAATCCGAAAAGGCCTGGAAGATATCGCCTTTGAACTCAAAGGTGTCAAGACGGTTCTGTCTTCCATCTGGCACAGCAAGTACTACAACGAGGACAATGACCTCTTGAATCCAGAGGCGTTTGCTGATGAGTACATCTCAACGGAGGAGTGCGCCAGGCGTCTTGGAATTTCCGATCAGACCATCAGGAATTGGATCTCGGTTGGCAAGAAGAACAAAGACAAGGGTTGGAAAGAAGGTATCCACTATGTCAACATTTCCCCTGATCCTGGCAAGCGTGTCGTGATTCGCATCCCTTGGAACTCGCTGATCCACTCGTTTGCCCGTAACAAAACCGTCGAGCTAAAAGATTTCTTGCCACGCGGCAAATATCAGTCAACCCAGGAGATGCTGGAATGACTTCCAACAGATTTTCATCGCTAGACATCTATGCTGTAACGCTGGAAAACGCAGAGGAGATCTTGCCCGAGTCTTTGTACCGGCAGGTTGAGGACTTCTTTCCTCCCATCGGTTCATTCGATAATGGTTGCCTCAAGCGTTACCTTGAGAACGTTAAGAATTACGAGGAGGAGGACGCCAACTCCAACATGACTTTGGCCAATCGTTTGCGGTTAGCTTTCAAAGATATGCAGCCGGATACAATCTGTGGAAAGTTTCCACAAGCAGAGCTGCCTCTCAAACGTAGGCTCCGTTGCGTTGCGGAATATCTTATCCGATCTGGCGAATTTGACAAATTACGTGATGAAAACGGAAAGCTTGTCAAAAAACGTGGAAATTTAGGTAAGCTTGTCGTAATTTATAAACCGCTTCCTAAGCTGTTGGAAGCATTGTCCCGCCAAGGATTGTTAGAAGGATGGACCGCCGCGAAAAACTGATCCATTCCGCACTGAATGGTGACATTAACGACACCAGCTCCAAGATGCTGGATCAAACCGTGCGTTTCATACTTAGTGATATGGGTTCCATGTACCTTAAGTTCTGGGATGCGGAAGGTCCAGGAGTAATCTGCTTTCAGCCTGAGCAAGAGCGGGGTGTTCTTTATATGACGCTAGAAGAGCTACACAGTGCCAAGGAGGCTTGTGAGTCAGAGAATAAGGGTGATCTAGCGGAATCGTTTCGTCGCATCCTGGAAGCCGCTCAGAAGATTAATCCACTCGAAAAAGCTGGCTACATCATCAACGACAAGGAAGGCTTGCGTTATCTTGAGATTGATTACAACAAGATTGTTGATAGCAAATGAGTATTCGCCGTGTAACTGGCCGAAAGGAAGACTTAGAGCTGATTACGCCACCTGATCTTGTTGAATCAGCCCATGCTTTGATGGGTAACATTGACCTTGATCCTGCCAGCTCCAAGGTGGCCCAGGGTTTTGTCCATGCTGATCAGTTTTACACGCCTCAGGATGATGGCCTGAACTGTCAACAGTGGCATGGGAAGGTTTACTTGTTTCCTCCCAGTGGCTCCTACTTCTTTGATAAGAAGACTGACAAATGGAAGATGACCAGAGCTTCGTCTGCCACTTTGGTTTCTTCTCATGCTGTTTGGTTTCGCAAGCTGTATCGAGCGTGGCTTGCCAATGAGATCGAACAGGGTCTTTATTTCACCAATTGCCCGGACATGATCCGGTACGAGCAGAAAATCTTTGATTTTCCCATGTGCATCCTGCGCACAGTTCCAACCTTAATGAAAAATTCCAGTGAAGGAGTTGGGTCTCATAGGACTTGTACTTCGTTTCTGGTCTATCTCCAACCGCAGTCCAATTCCGCAGCTGCCACACAGAAATTTATCGACATATACCAAGAAAAAGGTCGCGTAATCTACTGAACCCGGTATAGTTAAAGACGATTAATGGGATCTATGGGAATCCTTTGCGACGCCGAGATCAAAAACTTTGCCCTGGAGCAAGGAATGATTGAGCCTTTCAACGATCGGCTCATCAATGAGGAAAGCGGTCGCCGTATTCTCAGCTATGGACTCAGCTCTTACGGGTACGACATCCGTCTTTCACCCAAGCAATGTCTTATTTTCGGTCGCATCCAAGAGGGTGTTTCTGATCCCAAGGACTTCAACCCTAAGATTCTGAGTTCTGCTGAGCTGCAGGAAGATGAAAAGGGTCAATATTTCCTTCTTCCTCCTTATGGCTACTGCTTGGCAGTCGCAGAAGAGCGTCTCAAACTGCCACAAGACGTGACCGTGATCGCCATGGGTAAGAGCAGTTATGCCCGCTCAGGAATCATCGCCAACATTACCCCTGCAGAGGCTGGGTGGGAAGGCTACTTGACCCTGGAGATCAGTAACGCTACTGGTCAGTTCAACCGTATCTACGCCAACGAGGGTATTATTCAGCTCTTGTTCCTCCGTGGCACTCCTTGTGATGTCTCGTACCAGGATCGTAAGGGTAAATACCAAAACCAGGCGCAAGAAGTCGTCTATTCAAAGGCTTGATTATGGAACGTTACAACCTAGACCAGCGTATTGACATCATTGAGATCCTGGAAAAACAGGTTGTCTTCCTTGAAAATCAGGAGTTGTCCTCCGCATTTACAAGGTTCAGGTCTGAGAACACGCAATGGGTTCTCAATCAAGTGCAAGATCTACTCGGTGAGATCCAAGATGCACTAGACCTAGAAGATCTCAACAATAACTGGCTCTAGTAACCGTAGAAGGTTCCGAAAGCTACCCCAGGTTTGCGAGCATAGTTCGTGCTTCCTGCCTGGGGAAATGTATCGCCTTGGCTTGGCACTTCTGAACCGGCAATACTGGCTGGATTACGGGGAGTTTCGCCACGCAGCATGGGTTCCATGATGGAAGCCTGCTGTTTGTATTTACCAGCGGTCTTGGCTGCCTTAATAAAGCGCCCAACCCTTTCCTGTTTATCGTTAATAGCTTCTACGTCACCACGTTCGTCTTCGTCGACACGACGTAAGTCCGTATCGTAAGCACGTTCTGGATGTAGATCCGAGACCTCCGACCCTGAACTACCAGAGTCTTGACGAGGATCGTAGACCGGGTCGAAAATTCTTGCCATGATACTATTGTAGAAGGAATAATTCAAGACTCATATCCCATGTACCACGGTGATTCGGCCGGTTTCTTGGATAGCTTTGTTCAAGACGAAGTGAAGAAGCGTTGTCTTTCGGTAGAAGATTTCGGACAACCTCTCGCTAACGAAGAAAATGATGTACCCTTATATGACATGTATAACCGAGGCTTGGTAGCATGCGAGCAGGGGCTAGAAAGGAATCCGTTGACTCTCGAGGGGGGACGGCCCGGAATGACGGGTTACATTCCGTCGATGGAGGAGGGGGTGATGATGGGAGCAGCTCCGAAACCGAAAGCATTAGTTTTGGAACTGGAAGCACCTTCGGAGGAGATGCAGGAAGAGTCGTTGAAACGGCGTGGTTTGCGCCGGTAGAAAGCTCTGCTTCTCCCGACATCGTGACCTTTGGTGAGTGCAAGGACGGCGTGTGTCCTGTGCCCTGGGCTACCAAAACTGAGACCAGTAACGTATTTACTTTTGAAGATGGTCCCAAGGCCATCTTTGGTGATGAGGTCAATCACCCTGAGCACTACACCGATGGTGCAATTGAGTGCATTGAAGGGATTGAAGCTCAGCAAACCCTCGAAGAATTTCGTGGTTATCTGAAGGGCAATATTGTGAAATATGTCTGGAGGGAGCGCCACAAGGGAGGGCTGCAATCGCTCAAGAAAGCCCAGTGGTACTTAGACCGTCTGATTCAGCTCGTGGAAGCTCAGAACGGCTGACCCTCTTCTTCCTCGTCGTCGTCTTCGTAACCTGCGCAGGCGGCGGCGAGTTCTTCTAGTTCTAGGTCGGTGGGAACATCAAAGTTCAGCTCGATGTTCTCGTCAATAAGAATTTCTTTGACTGCGTGCCACTCCATCAAGCGCTGGTGGTAGAGATTTAGCAGTGCGTAATACAGCTCATCCCATGTCATTTCCTGGGCGGCCATCTCAGCCTTGCGCATGGAGAACTGCAGTTCCAGGGGCAACTCAAACTGCCGTGGTTCAACTGACCTCTCCATCTCGTCCTAGCGACTTTGATAGGAGTATTCTAAGGCTAATTAGCAAATAGAGTATCTAGCTCCTCTGAGCTAAGTGGAATCCAGGCACTTTCCGTGATCCGAAAGTTGTTGGCAAATTCTGCCAGCACATAAGGATTAATGTTTTCTTCCAGTGCTCGAATCGCTCTGACTTGGTGTGGGGCAGCAGAGTAATTACGGAAAGCCGTCATCAAGACTTCAGTGGAGGCCCAGGGGTTGCCATCTATTTCCCGTAGAAACATGGCGACTTCTTCCCGACGCCGATCTAAAAGACCACCGATGACATCGTGGTTCTTATCGAAGATCCAGCTCATCATTTCTTCTGCAGCTTCGGAGAGATCATCGCGCTCAATGGCGTCGACAATGCTGCTGTAAAGGAAAGGAGTCCAACCAATGGAGTGAACAAACGAGATCAACGCCTGCTCCATGGAGTGGTCCAGGTTCAAGTGCAGGTCATCCAAAAGCGAGCGGATGGTCTTAACTTCCTGGAACAAATACTCCAGAGCTTTTTCCTTTGTACACCACTGGCCTTGTTTGACGGGCGTACCGTCTGGGTAGTACTGAGTACCGTAGCCGACAGTGTAACTGCCGTCTTCCCCAGACGGATATGCTTTTTCGCTGAAACCTTCGTACTTACGAATAAGTTCTACAGCTTCCCGAAATTCGCCCATGGGAATATAACAAGTACTCCCATATTACACAAATAAAAAGGCAATCAGCCTTGACCGCGTTTTTTCTTGCGGCCGTGATTTGCTTTTGAATGAAGGCCTTGGCCCTGACGAGTTTTCTTAGGCTTGCCAGCTGCGAAGCCACCGCCTTTCTTCATTTTCTTCATGGGGAAGGAACCTCACCACTTTACTTTGTGAGACCAGTACCTGGCAGACATTTTGTCGGGATTCGGATCTTGGGCGTCGTGCCGGGCGTAGTAAGACTTCTTGCGGGCTTTGTCTTTTTCTGTGGTCGGATTTCTGCCTGCGCCTTCTACACCCTGTTGGCCAAAGCGAACAATCTTCTCCTCGCCACCTTCACAAGCTTTAACAACATGTGATTTGGTGGCATGGCCAGGAGTACGACGAGGCTTGTTGCACTCCATGTCATCTTTAGCAAGCTTGGCTGCTTTTGCTGCTTTCTTACGTTTATCTGACATTAGAGACCTTTGAACATAGAAGTGAATTCACCAAGGAATTGCTTACCAGCGTTGGACTTGTAATCAACTTCCTCATCGTCTTCTCCCAGTCTAAAGTAACTTGTATATGGATCTGTACTGGAATCTTTCCTGGCTTCTTCCAGGGCTGCTTCCTGGTCTTCTGGAAAGAAACTTTCGATCGTTCCAAGAGAAGCAAATGGATCACTGAAATCAAGCCCGTAAGTTTTAAGGGGATCGTCACGTCCTGCCTTTGTCAATAGAACCTGTTCGCTTCGATCAAGATCAGGGAAAAAGTTTTCGTAGAACTCATCTTCTGTTCCTTGATAACCTGCTTTCTGATAGATGGCATACAACTCTGTGGTTGGTTTTGCCATTTCATCTTTATAGTCTTCAGGCCGTTCGATGTAGGTAACACCAAGGATCTCTTGGGTTGGCTTCTGGCGCTTTTCATTCAGGTACTTAATCTGTTCTCGAATATCAAGAGCAGATCCAGTGCGAAGAGTCTCGACAATATATTGCTTTAACTCATCAACTGTTCCTGCGTAATCTGTTAGACCGTACCGTTGGAGCACTTCTTTCCATTCATCAGGAGTGTTGTAGGGATCCAGACCTCGCAGCATTTCATCGGCAAACTCTTCTGGTGTGATGAATTGACCAAACGCTGCTACTGGGGCTTCAAACGCCTTTTCTTGTAAAACCGGAACAACTGTGGAATACAAGAAGTCTTCCACCTTGCCTGCATTAACGATGTCATCAGCAGCGTCAAAACCTTGGCCTTGACCTCTGACCTCGAAGTGCATCCGGGCAAATGCGGCCTTGTTGTTAACATCCACACCAAAGCGGTAAGCCTGCTGGTACCAGTAACCAGAGCCTTCCGCCACTTGTTTCTTTGCTTCCTCCCAATCCTTTTCGACCATTTCCTTTTGCTTGGCGTAGCTGCTAACGCGGCCTTTGTCACCACTGGGATCGAAGTAGAAGTTCGGATCAAAGCTCCTGGGTCCCTCCAGCTTAATGTTACCGAGATATTCCTCTGTGTATTTATCGGACAGCGCCTTCATGGCCTGGTAGGTATCTTGTAAATACAGGGCACTGGTCTGGAAAGGGTTGCGTTCTTCTTGGCGAACATCAAGGTACTCAACAAATTCGTCCATAGACCTTGATGTACTAAAACGAGGTGACAGATACTCATCAATGTAATCACGAGCAAACTGCGCCTCAATATTCATCATCTCGGTTTTGTCGCCCAATGTCATCGACAAAGCAAGATCTCTGTCTTTTGCTGCGTCTAGAACGTTGATATCAGCAAGAATTCGAGATTGGATCGGATAAAGAATTTGCTTTGTTTCTTCGTTGACATCTCCCTTAATAGCTTCCAGGATGCTCAAGCCTTCTTCTCCTTGTCCCTCTAAGAACTCCACAAGAGAATTACTGGAACTAAAGCCAGCACTAGCTACGAACTCGTTAGTGAAAGCACCCTTGGTTTGATCGAAAGGCTTTTTCTCTGATTCCAAGAACGCGTTTAAGATATCTTTCTTTTCTTCCAGGGGCTCAAATTGCGCATAGTCAATGCCATATTTTTCTTTAATGGCTGTGTCAAACCATTGTTGCCAGTTGTAGACAACGCTGTTGCGCATGCCCGTGACGTTCTGGAGAGAGTTGAGCAGACTCTCTTCTGCCTTACCTGCTGAGGTGTAAGAAAGAATACCGCCTACCCCTGTGTCTCCCAGGATGGCATTAGATAGTTCTTTATTAATGTCAACAACTTCACTGAAGCCACTGAAGCCACGGTAGAAAGCAAGCATCTCCTGCTCACCCTTCACCCGTTTCATTTCCGCAATTGTGTCCTTAAGAACGTTCTGACTTAAAGCAGCAAAGTTTTTGATATCAAATTCTGTTTTCTTGGCAATCGCTTCGTTGATTGCGTCTTCCAGCTGAGTGATACCTTCTTCTACCCCAAGGTTTGACTGGAAAATGATCTGCTTGTCCTCTGGTCTTTCAGAAAGACGGAAGAGTACGCTGAACTCATCTGCAATGGTTGGATCCAGGTACTTTTCTTTAGCGAGCGCAGACCAGTAAGGATCACCATTGCGAGCCTTGGTCCATTCGTTTGCAACCTCTGGAATATTGAGAAGACGTTCGGTAATAGTTCCCTGGTTAACTCCAAGCTGCTTGTCGCGTATCGTCTGAATATCTGAATCAGTTGGAGTTTGTTCTACATAAGCATTAGCAGCAGCGGTATCTTCTTCTTTGTTGCCCCGTAAACCCTGTGACTTACCCGTGCTGGTGTAATGTTGCAGGTAGTAGTTGTTTTCACCATATCGCTCGGTAATATCAATGTCATCATTAGCAACAGCTTCACTATAAGCTTGTGAAACGACAGGGTTTTGATCTCTGTAGTACTTGGGATCAAAGATGCCATAAGGCGGTTGGGCTCCAAGGTTGGAATCCCAGATGGTCAGCTTTTCTGTTCTGTAAAAGTCTTTATATTGTGATTGGATGTTGCCAACAAGATCTTGTGCATCGGCATAAGACATGCCTGCGTTAACCAGTTCTTGTACATTGATTCGATCTCGCTGATCAACGTAGTCACCACCATTGGTACTTGCCGCTATCTGTAACGTCTTGTCGTAAAGATTATTTGAAAGCGTTCCACGGGTATTGGCGTAGGTGTTCTCTTGGTTTAGTTGGGTGTTTTGTTCATTTAACTTTCTTGCTTCATCATTAAGCCTTGCATTGGTTGCGTTTAACTCAATGTTCTCACTGTTTTTATTGAATGCTTCTGTATTTAGTTGTATGATTGTTTGGTTTTGTCTTTGAACATTTAAATTTTCTGTCTCATTGTTTAAATTTTGCTGAGCATTTTCGGCATTACGAATAGCATTAGCCTGATTTTCGGCTGCGTTAGTATTATTTTTTTGTTGATTTTCTTTGTTTTTTTGTTTGTTTTCTTTGTTTTTCTCTTTGTCGTCTACCCATTTAAACCGTTCTACGTTGGAACAACGCCGACGGTACCAGGGTCCCTCGCAGACTCTCTCCCAGCCGTCTGAGACTTTTATCTGTTTATCTGTTGGGTAATCAGTGCGGTAGTCGGTTTTTAAATCTGTCCGAAGATTAGTGGGAAGATTTGTCGGTAAATAGGGTTGAAAAGATACAGCGCCATAATCGGTCGTGGTTGTCCACTGACCGTTTACATAGGTGCGGTACAGATTATTAATAGGGTGATCTGTTTTTCGACTTGTGTCGTAATTAGTTAAATAGTCAGTCTTGTAGTCCGTCCGCTCAGGAACGATACTCCAAGACCTAGATGTTGGGTTGTAGGCGATACCCATTATCTACACGTATTTTGTCGATCTTATTATCTTATCAAGGCTAGACTGCAAATCTAGGCTGTGCCCCAGGACTGGTATATGCATGTAGATCGATGATCTCCTGGGACATCCAGTTCTTGATGCGTTGGAGCTTGATCTCACAAAAGAAGTCTTGCTCGCGGTACCACTCCTCCATGCAGTTGCTTGCTTTATTGGCATTACATCTGCGGCAAGCAGGGACTAAGTTATTACGGTTGCTGGAGCCTGACTTAAATCTTGGGACGATGTGATCAAGAGATGTGGCCGGTTCGTCGCAATAGCCACACTTGCAGTCCCAAGCGTCGTAGATAGATTGTCTGAAACGTCGTTTTGCTAACTTCGGAGTTAATTCAATGAGCAGGGCGAGGGGATCCTGTTCACAGTTGAACATGCTCTTTGGTTGCCGTTAATTTATTCTAATTTCCCCATACATGTAGCAGACCAAACTAAAGAGATAAAACTTTGCTTAAGGCTGTTGACAGTCACTTGACTCTTGGTACGGTATACCAGTACGCGTTTCCACGCCACATCATGACTAAAGCACGGGGATGGGTCTCTGCCCAACGCGCAGAAGAACTCCTGGGCATCGACCGGAAAACCCTATTCCAGTACCGTGACAACGGCACCCTGAAGCTGGGTCCTCACTTCGCAGCCTTTCCTGGTTGCATGTCACGCGACAGCTATCGCTGGAACGTGGAAGCCGTCAGGAAGCAACTGCGCAAGCAGGGACTGATGCCTGTTGCTGCTTGAGTTGTCGGTAGTAGCTTTTGCGCAGACGGTGCGCGAGTAGCAGATCGGTGATGTTGAAGCTTGCCTGCTGATGCGCCATCGCTCTGTAAAGGGATGCAGAGAGTGAGTTCCAGCAGCCTTGCAGCTTGTGAGGCTGCTTTTCTTTGAGCTGAAACAAGAACACCCACTGTGGATGCAGCGGGCGTATTGGACGTTTTTTACTTGGTAACACAAGAGCTGTTCCGTCCCATCGATAACCACTCTCCAGCTCTTCTGGCTTGATGCCGTAGGTAGCGATCATGCCATAGAGCCAAGCGATACTCTTAGAGCCACGGCGGCTTTCCAGCTGGAAGAACTCGTCAACGATCCGCTGGTCTAGTGGCGGTGCGTGAGTCATAGCTGAGATGAGCTGTGCTTATCCGAACCATATCTAACGGTCGGTCCAGCTCGCAAGGGGTAGAGGATTCCTTAATAAGTCTCATGAGACTTATTACAAGTATACAATATTAAGAATTCTTATGCTACTCAGGTGCTACGCCACTGGAAAAAGAACCCCAAGCGAGGCCGATCGCTTCCATCGTTGAAATCTCGCCGGAAGTAAAAGGTAAGTTCACCACATCGCCAGCGTGGTACACAGTGGGGACTCCTTCTGATTTAATTGGACTCTTGCCATATTTTCTAATCTCAACTTGCTCAGGAGACAGCGTAAACGTCCCATCGATAATGTCACCGAAGTCAGCCATTAGGTTGCAGGTCTACCGCCTTGAGAAGGATTGTATTCGTTCCCATTTTTGTCATACATTCTGAATCCGCTCATCAATATAAAAGTCGATGGCACGTTAAATAGTTTCTGCATCATGGGCATCATCATTGGCGCCTGGCAGTTATAAGGAGGTACGTCCATCAACGAGAGTCCACGCCTGGCAAGCTCGTAACCAGCTGTTTGGTTTTCCTTATCGGTATCATCAACCAACTTCTGCTCCCACTCCACAATGCTACCAATCTCAACCGGCAAGTCAGATGGCTCAGGCGGAAAAACCTTCTCCGCAAACTTCATGGCGTAGATGTGTTTGCAATAACGTAACTCATCAAGAAGTGGCGTCCAGTTGTCTGTTAAGGACGTAATAGTAAACGAGCCATCGCCATTGGGAGAAGTGGTGTAATCATTGTAGTTAGGTGGACCTTCTGCCTTGGAGCCCTCCAAAGATGGTAGTGGGTTGTTCCTTGTGTAGGTCTTACCAAAATCTCGAAACACACCAGGATTGTCTCGAATGGTTCCAGGGATTGTTTGGCTGTTTGGTGTAATGGTCGGTGGAATATTGTATTCAGCTGATGGAGCAATGATTTCCATCTGACGGTTCACGTCTGCACTAGTCATAGCACTGTTATTAACAACGCCACGCAAGCGCATAATTTCCCGGCGACCAGGCTTCACAGTAGATACCTTGGTTCTGGGGAAGATCTTCTGATTACTATTACCCAGGCCCATGAGGTAGGCGTAGTCCCTGCGAGTAAAGTCCTGGCATGAACAGCAGTAACGCGTACCAGTCATCAGAAATCGCCCGACGTTTGGTGGCCTGGTTGCAGGAGTCTGTAGCACGCCATCAGGCGTGGATTCAACTGAACCTTGCTTTTGCAGGGTCAAGATTCCGTTGACCTCATCGGTGGCAACAAGAACTGCTTGGACGTACCCGTACCGCTTTTGAGTTGTGGGGTCAATCGTCTGACTGTTAATCGGGGTACCGCCAACAGTGATGATCCGGTCCTCCAGAATCTCTCCATTAATCGGATATTGCTTAGGAACTGGGCCAACAGGGGCGATAAACAGTGGTGCTGGAAGGGGGTTAGTGGCACTCCAGTCACCACTCAAGGTGACGTACCAGTAGTTCTCATCCTCTGTGACGGACAGAATCGGAGAAGGATCTCCGTCTTTGTCCCGAACATTGTCAAAGCGCAGGCTACCGGCGATGCGGACACCAGCCCAGTGCATCCCCAACTCTTTATTCGTGGTCGGAAAACCCTGAAAAGCACCTGGAATTTTGGGCGGGTTCGCCCCAGGGGGCAGTACTGTTCCTGGAGGAAGCGGGATGATGTAGTCAAAGGGGTAGCTATATACCTCAGTGACGATGCTGTGGGAGTAAATCTCAAACCCCCGTCGCCACCGAGACCACGCTGCTTCTCTGTTCGAGGAATAAATAGAATCCGGAACCGAGCCTCTAGAGAACTCAGTCCGGATTGGTGTCACGTTCTTAGGGGTCATCGCTTCTGAGCGAATGAAATCCCCGAATGCATTTCCTTTGGAATTACGTGCTACTCCAAAGGAGTTTCCACGTTTTGCCATCGTTAGAAGAAACCGCCCTGTGCAATGATGTGAGCGCCAGGGTTGTAGCCGGAAACGTTAGGACCATCTGGGAATACACCCACATAGATACGGTCGCCACGCTCAAGGTAGACGCCACGGTTGCGAAGAGGGGCACCATTACCAAGGCCAGTGGTATTGCCAGCAGCGACCACAGGCACTGCCAACTCAGGCATTACGTCCGTGCAATCAACACGCTGGGTGTTAGCCGGAACCTGTTTAGTGAACAGAACTTGGTAGTCACCAGACGCAGGAATCGGGGTGGTTGTGCCACGGGTGTGGTAAAACACAAAGGTCACTTCTGGCTGGTAGCCGTAGTTGACACCGTTGTAAACAAAGCCAGAAGCAATGCCACCGGAGTAGTTGATGTCGGTGTTCACACCGGTCAAGGTACTGGAACCGGTATAGGTGTAGTAACCAAAGCCGCTGGCTACACCATTGTTCAGTACGCCAGTATCAAAGATCAAAACGATTTGACCACTGGTGAGGGAGATCACCGTGCCAGAAGTACCGCTGGTGACGCTGTAGTCAGCATCCCGGTAGTAGTCGTTACGGATAATGGTGATGGCTTCTACCACGCCACCGTTGTTATTGTCCTCTTCCAGGGCGGCGTCCATGTCCACCAGGATGGATGGTGCCTGGCCACCTTGAACGAATACAGTATTACCTGCTTGACTGCCAACAGTCTGAGTCGTGACACGCACCGAGTCAAACAGCGGGCGGTCGACTAAAAGCGGCTGCTTGTTTGTGCTAGTACTTGCCACGTCTTTAGATCCCTTGTTTGTCTATTATACCGAGCCCGGATTCAATCCGAACTCTCGGACGATGCTCATGTATTGATTGAATCCATCGGGATATTTGATCGCTTCTTGGTAGAGAGAAGCTGGATCACGTTGCAAATTTAGGAAGCGCTGGAAAGACTCTCCTGACATGGTATCTTCTTCGTCAGGATAGAACTTAACCTTTCCCTTCGCTTTCATCAATACCTTATAAAAAGGATTGGTGCTCGCAGCGCCATAAGTACTGCGAGACACCTCACCAGGAAGATATTTGTCGGCGTATTCGATATAGGACATTAGAAGAGCTTACCGAGACCTTGGAAACCTGGCGTTGTACCAAACACACCAGGGACAGTGGGAACTTGAAGAGCACTGCGTAGCAATTGCTCCA